AAAGCACCGGAAGCCGGACGGAAATCACTTACCACACGGCATTTCGACATTCCGAAAACAGCACAGTCAAGGCGCAAAGAGGAAAAGGAAATTCTTGAACACAGAATAACCCGCAGCATCAGGGGTAACGACGCAGTTATTGAAGATTACTTCAATGACATCGACTTCGTTTATGATTCCTGTATGGCACGTCTGGAATGGATGGCACTGACAGCCCTTTCGACAGGTTACCTTCAGCTTTCGACAACCAATAACCCGCAGGGTATCATCAACGAAACGACCATTGATTTCGGACTTCCGACAGCCAATAAACAGGTTGTTTCTGTTGTTTGGAGTACCACCAATGCCGGTAACGGCACGATGGTCCCGATAACCGACTTCCTTGCAGTTGTTAAGGCTGGCCGTGCGCTCGGTATTACATTCAAAAGGATACTGATGACTTCCGACACCTTTGATCTGATGTGTACTGCAACCGGATTCACGAAGTATTTTGCAAATACACAGCTTTCAAGTGTCACCACAGCCCTCACACTGGAGAATATCAACAACGTGCTGACAGCTTACCGCATCCCTCCGATAACCCTCATAGATACCTATGTAGGCATCGAAGCAAAAAGCGGCGTCATAACACAGACAAATCCCTGGTCGACCACCCATATCTTATTTGTCCCTGACACTCAGGTAGGGCAGATGTATAATGGCCCGATAGCTGAACAGATCGAAAGACCTGACGGCGCACTTATATCAACCAGAGGAAATGTTTCGCTCTCTATCCGCAGGGAATACAACCCGGTTAGCGTACTGACCAAAGGTGAATGTAACGCATTCCCTTCATGGCCATCCGTTGACAGGTGTATGAACCTTTACACAGGTAGCGCATCCACCTGGGCGTAGTTTTTTCATCTCTCTATAATTGAAAAGGGCCGCTTTTAGCACGGCGGCCTTTTTTTAAAGAATTTGTGTGATGACATACCTGGAAGCAGCGAAAGCAAAACTTAATTACCCTTTGACAGATAACGCCTTCACACTGGCATTGACTGACAGAGGGTTAACAGCATCAGCGGATTACAGTAATTGCAGCGCGTTTCAACTGGCTTATGCAGATACCATAATGACGCTTATTCATTCTCCGAATGTGAGCGAAGGCGGCTATTCTATTTCAATGAGTGAAAGGGATAACCTTCTGAAACTGGCACAGGGGATATATGAGGCGAATGGCGCATCAAGTCCCATGCCAAAGCCGACTGCAAAATTTGTTCAACGATGGTAATGATGGAACAGTATCCTGATTCGATTGCAATTACCGTACACGCCTCCGCATCCCTTTCGTCGGGCGTATGGACGGCAGGGGCAACAGCCGGATATACCTTCAATTGCCGGGCAGAAGTGAACGGCACGGGAAGGAAGATACCCGGAGATGATGGCGTACTGATTGATTATGCTTTTGATGTTTACATGCCACAAACAACTACGATAATTCCACGTGATTCCGATTTTGTTCTTACGTCGCTAATTAACGGCATCATTGAAGGCAAGGTAAAACGCGCTCACAACGGACAGTTAAATTCAAGATTATGGCTTTAAAGGCACATTTTCAAGATGACAGCAGGCAGCAGGTTGCGGATATTTATGACCGCATACTTGATGCATTTATCCGTGCAGGCGAAGAATTTGTTACCAATGCCCGTGAACAGATGCAGGACCATGCGATGGGAACATATAAGGACGTTACGGCAAACCTGAGAAATTCCATAGGCTATTTTATTTTTCACAACGGCAGAAATGTATTTCAGAATCCTTCGACAAATGAATTTACCGGACCGGAATCTGAAGGCAAACTGCCGGAAGCTGAGATTGCAGCAAATAACCTCACTGCAATTAAAGATGTGATAAAGCCTGAAGGTTTTCAGCTTATCGGTGTGGCAGGTATGAACTACGCTTCATTCGTCGAATCAAAAGGATATAATGTCATTTCTTACCAGGCAGATGTTTGCCTGGTTGACCTGGCTACATATTTGGAAAATCTTGACGTGATCGAAAAGGGTACGGCAGCAAAATTTGAGGAATCATTTATTCCTGAATAATGGCAACATACAAAACAACGGATGAAATAATAAAGATTGTCGAAAGCTTGCTTGGTAGTATTTCAAAACCGAAATATTTAAAGGAAAGCCCGCAGGATCTCAGTCCTTTGGTTCGTGAATATGTTGTTATCAATTCGCTGCCGATAAATGCCGACGTGATGCAAAAATGTTACGTGAACGTTAATTACCACGTTAAGGACATAGGGCCGGGGAAGTATGACTATACAACCCTGGCATCAGCATCACAAATGATACTTACAGCACTTGATCATTACACGGCATCATCCTATATGATTGATTTTGAAAGTCAGGAAACAATCGGCGAAGCGGAGCGCGGTGAGCATTACAGCAATCTGAGATTTAGTTTTAAATACATTAATAAGTAAGAAAATGGCAGTTTACGTATATACAGTCACAAATGTAAAATATCAGGACGCGGCAAGTTCCAATTACTCGCCGGGCAGCCTTAACACATTACCAGATACGGTTCGCGGTTCTGTTTCAATAGACGAAACGGAAGGATCGACCACAAAATTCTGGGTTGATCAGCAGTATTCCCCGGTGCGTTCTGTGAAAACAGAAGAAGGCGAATTATCTGCAGTAATGCAGTTTTACGATATGACCTTCTCAACACTGGCAGCACTCAAAGGTGGAACCGGAAACGTATCAGGTTATACACCTGCAACCGGTTATACTTCGGTGAACAAGTATCTTGAAATCAATACTGATTCAGGGCATAAGTTCATCATGTATAATGCAGAAATACAAACCCGTGTTCTTGGTGGTGGTGGCCGCGACAGAATGTTTGCAGTTGAAGTAAAGGCAACACCGCAGCTTACCACTGACAATGCTGGTAGCTGGAAGATAGAAAAGGTGTGGAGCTAACGGGGTTCCCTCCAAAGTGAGGGAATCCTCTTTTTTTGAGCTATGCAGGGACAAGCCGCAAATATCATTCTTGGAATAACCGGACCGGGTGACAGGTTTACATTAAAATATGGGATCTTCCGTTTCAGGCTTTCAATAAAACCATTATCAGCAAAGCAGCTGGTTGAGATAAGCCGCGAAGTTTGTAAGGTAGGCAAGCTGGATGAAGCGAAAGAGATGTTTCCCGGATTGATGGATAATGTGAAAGATGCCCGATATATTGCCAGATGTATTGCCATAGCAACAGGAACCAGATGGAAGGGTATTGTTACCCGCGCAATATTAAAATTACCGCTTGAAGATTTAAAGACACTGTTTAAGATAGTTCATAAGCAGAGCGATCCCGAACCTTTTTTTTTTACTATCATGTTGGCGAAAGGCCGCTTGAATCTTCTGAAACAGCCGGAGCAGTAGTCGGCGGTGACACATTCTTTGGACGGTTAGCCCTGATGCGCTCAAAGCTTCATTTAACAGATGAAGAAGTAATGAACAAAAGCTGGATAGCACTGAATCTTGAAATGGCAGATTTTCCCTGGTATGATCCAAAGGGGAAGAAAGTTATAAGAGGACAGGCAGCTATCGACGCGTTGAGCAAATACATTAACAAGCCTTAATAATAAAATAATGTCATCCATAATCGTTGATGCTTCGCTAAACACCGACAAACTTGATTCTTCAATCAAGCAATCACAAAAGACTGTCGGTGATTGGGCAAAGAATGTTGAAAAGGCTGGTGAAAATATGGATAAAGCCTTTGATGTTACAACAAAAAGCATCAAAGAAGCCGTTGCAAATCAAAAGGCGCTTGTTCGGGAACTGGAATCAGATGTAAAGAAACTTGAGAAAGCATATAAGGATCTGACACCGGGCAAGGAAAGCCAGGCAGCTGCAAAGAATCTTCGCGACACAAAGGCATATCTTGCGCAGGAACAGCAGGAGCTTATCAGGTTACAGGAACAGCAGATTGAAGTAGATAAGAAAGAAGCCGAAAGCGCTGAATCATTAACCGGGAAAATCAGCAAATGGGCTTTATCTCTTGGAGGCGCAGCCACCGCACTTGGCGTGCTGAAAAAAGCATTCATGGAAACTACCCAGGGGATGAACCTGTTTAATACTATTGGTGCAGCAACTAAACAGATACTAAGCGATATTGTTTCAGGCGCAGGAATATCACTTAGCCGTATAGCTTCAGCAATCGATTTACAACGTCAATACAATGCCCTCAGAGTTGAAGAATATAAAGAGGGATATGAGGTAGCAAAAAAACAAAACGAATATCAGCAACTTTATGCTGAATCATTGGATCAGACCGTATCCAGTGCTGACAAACTGAAACTTATTAATGAAGCATTAGCCGCGCATAATGAGGCAATAAATATTCAGGTTGAACACACAAAAAAACAACTTGCATTAACTGAAAAATCATTGCTTGACAGGCCAAGCAGCGAAAAGTTAATGAAAGAATATGCGGAACTCCAAACCAGGCTTGAGAACCTGGATGCGCAAAGGGTATCACAAACAAAGCGACTTATACGCCAAAGATCAGCACTACTCAAAGAGGAAATAGACCAGGAACGCGAATGGCGCGAAAACCTTCATAACGGATTAACAAAGCTGGTTGATGATTATGAAGATAAGCAGAATGAACTTGCAAAAAAGCTTCAGCAGATAAACAATGAAATTGCAGCCGGTAAACTGGAAGGCAATGACAAAGAACTTCTTGTACTGGAACAGAAATATAAAGAGGATCTTGATACCTACAAAGATAATGAAGCTATAAAAACCGCGCTTGCTGAAAAATACGCACAGGACCGATTTGCTATTGAAATGAAATACCTGGATCAGATGAAAGCCGAAAATGCGAAGATTGCGCAGGCTATTCAGAAACTTGATCCTGGCAGAGGCTATTCATTGCTTAACCGTGCACTCGGAAATGAAAATGTTACTCCGATAACCGGCGCAGGCATGCTTCGTGGTACGAACCAGAAGCAATCAGAGATTGAAAAGAAAGTTAATGAAAACTTAGATGATCAACTAAAGCTTAGAATAGAGATCCTTAATGTTGCCACCGGTCTTGTATATCGCATAGGTGAAACGCTTGGATTACAGGATAAGGAACTTGGCCAGCTTGGTAGTTATCTTGATGCATTTAGTCAATTCGCATCCGGTGATATTGCCGGAGCCATAGGTAGTTTATTAGGTTCGGTCATTGAAGCATTCCCCACAGCAGCCGAAAAATATAATGCCGAAATAGAACGTCTGAATAAACTACTTGAACAGCAAACCAGGCTAATTGATGAATCACAACGGAAAGGCGGTCAGCAGACAGCACTTGAACAACAGATAGATATACTTACCAAAAAGGAAGAAACAACAGCAAAAGCCCTGGCAGAAGCACAAAAGAAACTTGATAATTCAATAGGTGGCATAGCTTTTAATTATAGATATAACCGTGTTCAGGAACTAAGTGAAGAACTTATAAATGTTCAGAATGAACTTGCCGATGCAAACCAGGCATTAACGGATTTACTTGGAGGTGGTGTAACGGAAAACACTATCGCCGAAACAATAGCAGAAGGTTTCCGCGAAGGTAAAACATCAGTTGATGACTTTGCTGAATATACAAACCGTATTTTGATTGATGCCGTTATGAGCGCATTTCAGGCTGAAATACTCGGCCCGGAGATAACAGCACTTCAGGAATACATTTCTCAGGCACTTGCAGATAAAGCGCTGACATCAGATGAAAAGGCAAAGATTGATGAACGCATAAAACTTATTGCCGATGCCAACAAGGAACTATGGGAAGATTTAACCAGTTCGCTGGATCTGGAAGATGCAGGAACAACAGGGCTGGCAGGTGGAATACAAAGACAATTAACTGAAGACACAGGCAGCGAACTTGCCGGATTGTTTCGCAGGTATGCCGACGACAACAGGGCAATAAAAGATTACACAAAACTTGGAATAACGCATCTTGTTAATATAGAACAGAATACATATAACACGGTAGAGGAATTAAAACTCGCGGTAACGGAATTAAAGGCAATTAACACAAATACCAAACCTGTGTATAGCGGCGAATTATGACAACATACACATTAAATAGTGTGAATCTGACGACTTATGGTATTACTCCCGGACATGCCACCGGAAGTAATATTGCTATGGCAGGAATATTCGACTGCCCGGTACGGATAGGCCAGACACATTATGAGTGGGCCGACGACGATTCCGTAGAACCATACACGCTTGCCGACGAATTATTCTTTGCCGGGCGTGACATAGTTTTTCATGGTGCGATACTTGGAACAAACAAACAGGTTAATGATTACCTGGAAGCTTTATACGATGCCGTTGAAGCATTCACCGGGCTTGTTACGCTTGTTACGCCTTATGGCAGTTTTTCAGTTCAGGTAAAAACAATTGTACCGGAGTTTTATATCGGTGGCTGCAAACTTGTGATAACATTTCGCGAACCGGTAGTAACATTAACCGGGACACTTCCGGCAACAGGAACAAGCGCATATACTATAGATTCGATACCGATGACATCATTCGGCCTGTACTATTCAAAGGGTTCAGGTATGCGCAGCCTTTCGGAACTGAAAGAACAGCTTTACACAAAGTATGGAGCCGAAGGCTATCAAATGACAAGGCGCAAAGCGCGGAACTTCGGCATCCATGCTTTTGTGATGGGAACCAGCCTGTCAGATTTTCAGACAAAGATTGCAGCGCTTTATAAATGCTTTACCAGCGCCGGAATGCGAAGCATTATTATAAACAATGAAATAGAAATAGAATGCTTTGCAGTTGAAGGCTTCAGGATTTCGGATATACACCTGTTTAATAACGGGATGATAGCAAATTACGACATGAACCTTATTGCAACAAGTGTAAGCCTTTACACGGCAGACACCACAATAATAACAGCAGACGAAGGAGTAATAACAGTTGATGTAGCATAATGGCAACGACACTTACCATATACAGGCCGCCAAGCACAGCAGTAGTAACGGTAAACATAGATGAAAAAACTGTTTACTCAAAACGCCTTATGGGAGAATGGCATATCACTGCCGAATTTTACACGACTTCCGTTCTGGCAATCCAGATAGGTGACTTCATAACTTATGACAGCGAAAATTATTACATAAATCGCTTACCCGACATAACAAAGCTGAACAATTCAACATTTCAGTATAAGATTGATTTTGAACATTCACTTTATAACCTAAAGAAAAAGCTATTCATCAGCTCTGACGGCTTGGCAGACTTTTCATATAATGGAACGGCAACGGACTTCATTACAAACATTATTGCCTCGATAAATGAAATAGATTCCGGCTGGACCGTGGGAACCGTTGATACAACAACAGAACAAACATTGCAATTTGCAAATGAAAGCTGCCATGCAGCGCTTATTCGGGTTGCAGAAGCATTCAACCTGGAATGGACTATTGTAAGCAAGGCAATAAGCCTTATTGCTTCAGTAGGAACAGTTCGGGCATTGACATTTGAATACGGGCGTGGGAAAGGATTATACAAGCTTACACGCCAGCAGGTTCACGATCAGAATATCATAACAAAGGTTTATGGTTTCGGCGGGACAAAGAACATATCGGATAGTTACCGGGACCGTGCCAAGCGCCTGGTATTTGCAGCAACCGGTTATCTGCCTTATCCTGCTTCAGCTTATCCGTACATGACAAAGAATACAGATTTGTACGGAACCATTGAAGGGCAATTTACGGATGACAATATCTTTCCGCAGCGAACCAGCACGCTGACGGCGGTTGATATAAACTTTGCCGGGACTTCACCTTACGCTTTCAATGAACGGAACAGCTACGTTGAAGACAGCGCAATGGATTTCGATGTTAATGATTACCTGATTGAAGGCCAGGTAGCAACCATTGTATTTAAAAGCGGCGACCTGTCAGGCGTTGAATGTGAGATCTGGAAATACGATAATACGAATAAGCGCTTTTATATCCGGCCTTATGCAGACACAGACGGTTACACATTGCCGTACTACAATAGTGGTTCACCTATTCAGCCGGAGGTGGGCGACAGTTATACGCTGGTAAATATTGCCATGCCGCAGACTTATATCGATACTGCAGAAACGTCACTTCAAGCAGCGACGCTGGCATACCTGAATGAGAACAGCGTTCCAATGGTGGTGTATGGTTGCGACTTTGATCAGAAGTATGCCAAAAGCCAGGCACTTGAACTTGATGCCGGGGATAAGGTAACGGTAGTTGACAGCGACCTGGGAGTTAATTCACAGATCCGGGTTGCAGGTGTGGAATTTCCGCTCGTCAATGCTTACAAGATAAAAGCCACAATTGCCGACTTTGTGCCTTACACGCTTCAGGAGCGAATTATCAAAACAAGCGTATCGACACGAAAAGAAACCATATTTGTTGACCGGCGAAATGCTGAACTGGCCCGAAGAAATACAATGCGCCAGAACCAGATCCGTGACCTATTATTTGATACTGACGGATATTTCGATCCAGTGAACCTAAAGCCGCTTAGTATTGAAACAACATATCTTTCAGTAGGAACCAAGTCGCGTGACTTCTGGCTTTCAAATGTTACAATAAAAGCAAACTATGAAGGTGACGCAAATGCTTTCTATGTTACCGCAGGTTCGCTTATCCATTTGCAGATTGAGATTTCAGGACTTGGTTATACCTGGGTGATAGGTACGCCATTGGATCAGGATAGCTTAACACCGGCAACAGCTTATTATCTGTATTGTAAATGCAGCAAAACAGCATTAACGGGTGAATGGGTACTTTCTTCTTCTCAGATAACAGTTGAAGAAGTTGCAGGATATTATCATTTTCTGGTAGGTATGCTCTTTGCCGTAGCAGACGGGCGCCGGGATTTTGACTTCACGCACGGGATGACTTACATAAACGGCGGGAGTATAACAACAGGAAAGATTCAATCGATTGATACAAATAACTATTTCGATTTAACACAAAGCCAGTTCCGTGTTGGCGATGCAAACAGTTCACTGGATTGGAACGTAACAACAGCCAGCACGCTGACCATTAAAGGTGCGCTTGTTCAAAGCCCTGCCGGGACATTTCCGGTTATTGTTTTCTGTGGTGCGTATGATCCGGGCGTTACTTACCAGAAAGGAAACCAGGTAACTTATGACGGTAGTTCATGGAGCTACATAAATAACACTCCGGCAGCAGGACAGACGCCGTCAGAAGGAGCATACTGGACAGCAGCAGCACTGGCAGGAGCCGACGGCGCTGATGGTTCGAATGGTGCAGACGGGGCAACAGGTCCGGGCGTAGTATTCAGGGGCGATCATTCAGGAACGGTATTATACTACAATAACAGCCTTCGCCGTGACATTGTAAAATATTCAGGCAGTTATTATTTGTATAAAGGAACTGACGCAGCTTCAGGCGCATGGAGCGCGGGGAATTGGGATTCATTTGGCGGGCAGTTTTCTTCAGTTGCAACCGATATACTTTTCGCTGAACTGGCATACGTTGACAATTTAGGAGTAAAGTATTTCAACGGCGTACCTGTTCCAGTAGGTGACTTAAATGGTGTTGCGCAGAACATTCAGGCGAACTATCCACGATCAGAGCAATGGTATGGGGACGTTAATTATATCGTTAATGATAAATGTTATAATAACCTTTCTAACTGGGTATGTATTCAAAACCATATTAATCAGGAGCCGCCGAACCTTGACTATTGGGTACTTGATCCGAATCAACCCATTTCACAGGTTGACCAGGTTACAATCAACTCAGGAACTTCAGGTATTGTAAGGATTGGCTGCAATGGCGCATCCAACGAAATACCATTCAATCAGAGTTATGGACAGACAATGCAAGATTGGATTGCAATAGCATCAGCCGATTTTGATGCTGCGGGCGTTGCTGTTTCAGGTGGAGGCGCCAGCGCATGGTTTGAAGCTAAAACTGCCGGAGTTGCATTCAGCCCGTCGGCATATATAATAAACATTGCGAATGCATACCGGGGATCTATAAAGATAGTAGGCAACGAAATATGGGAAAATGAAGAAGATAACGATGCCTATGGGTTCATAACTATAAACCGCAAAGGTTACAATGGCGGGATGACAAGACCCAGACATTTGAGAATCGGCAATGGACAGGGCAGCACTATGGTATATTTTAACGGAACAAAAGGGAATCTTAATCCACATGGGTTCATAGACATTTTCACTGAATATATAAGGTGGCAGACTATTCCCACAGCAGATACATATCTAACTGAAGGGGAAATTTACCGTGACGGCAATACTTTAAAAATAAAAACATGATAATATGAAAAAAAGACTTGTATATCTTTTATTTCTGATAAACCTTGCAATCATCATTCTGTGGGGATTATTTCTCACAAAGAAGATTGACAGACGGGTAAAAGAACCTGTTGCGGTTAGCAGGGCTGCACTTGATACAGTGAACACCGGAACGGGAGCAAATACCGGTACTGGTGATCCGATAAGAACGGCATTTGAAAAGCTTAATGATGCCGTGAATTTAATGAACACATTGAAGTTATACGAATATTCAAGTCAGTTAGATAGCAATTTCCTACCATATACCGGCGCAGTCTATCCCTTAAATCTTGGATCAAACGATTTGTATTTATCAGGAAATATTGCATCTTCCGCGAGTCCAGTTAATGCCGGTTATTTTAATGATCTCACCCTGACAAATCCATTAAGGGGAAGTGTATGGAAAGATTCATTGAAATATGCAGAAGGTGATACCATACCAGCTATGTTTTTATCTGAAGGATATGATAATCATCTGGTTTATAATGCTCTTAATGCCGGGATATTGGCAGAATCATTCGGAATAACCATGAATAATGCTATTAATAATGTAGCAGCTATGACAGATGGCAGTGCATATTATCAGCCTGTATATCTAAAGATGGCAGATACAATAACAGGAGTTAAGTTTTTGCAATACACACAGGGTAATTTTACGGCAGATAATTTTAATGGAGTTGCATTATATACTTATTCAGCAGGAGTGATAACACAGGTTGCGATATCAGCTAATAATGGTGATTACTGGAAATTTACATCTAATACAGTCGGGATAATACCCTTTACAGCAAAATACTACGCAACTCCGGGATTATACTTTGTTGGGATGCTTTATAATTCATCCGCACAGACAACGGCTCCTATACCCGTTTCAGGAAGTACTAATTATTGCTTTGGGATACTGGATGTTCATGTGTATCAAACATCGCAGACTGATTTAGCAAGCTCACTGACATTAGCTGATGCAACAAATTTAGTTACGTTAAAATGGTTTATACTTTACTGATATGAAAAAATACATTTTAATATTATTATTCCTTGTTCCCTTGATTTCCCAAGGAGCAACTTATTATGTCAAAAATGGTGGCAATGATTCTTCTGCCGGGACTTCTGACGGTACTGCATGGGCTTACTGTCCGGGCATGGCATCATGGACTGGAACTGCAACAATAGCGGCGGGCGATAGCGTTTTATTTAATAGGGGAGATACGTGGCGACTTCAAGTAATTAATTCACCTAATGGAACAGCTGGAAACTATGTTTATTATGGTGCTTACGGTTCAGGCAATAAGCCTATTTTCATGGGAAGCAAAGAAGAGAATGCTACTGGTGATTGGGAAGATAGAGGAGGTAACATCTGGCGGAACAGCGATGCTATGTTTGCTGATTATGAAGTTGGGAATATCGTTTTTAATAATGATACCTGTGGAAGAAGAATAATGTCAGCAACTCCGACAATGACATCTCAGGGAGATTGGTATTATAATTTAACCGGACGTTATGTAGAAGTTTATTCAGTTTCAAATCCTGCAACTTATTATACAGATATAGAATGTTGCATAGCTGATAATTTAACTACCGGAGTATCCTTCGATGCAATATATCGTGAAGTTTTATCTTATTCAATATTTCAAAATTTGAGATTTATCTACTGGGGATCTTTTGGTTGTTATATGCTGAATGGCTCAAATCATAATCAGTTTCTTAATTTGGAAATGGAATATATCGGGGGGGATGACATGAGCGATAATTATGTCACAAGGTATGGTAATGGTATTACATGCTGGCATAATGCAAGTTATATAACAGTTGACGGGTGCAAAATTTCACAGGTATTTGATTCGGGTATTTCTCCACAAGGCGGATCAACTGTACCACAATATGATGTAAATGTCTGGTATATAAGAAATAACATTATTACAAAATGTGAAATTGCATTTGAATATTTTTATACTACACCAAATACTGCAGATAGTATCCTATTTGAAAATAATACATGTGTTAATAGCGGATATGGATGGAGCCATAATCAAAGAACAGTAAATTTTGGATGTGATGTAAGAATAGGTAATAATACAGCCACAACGACAAATGTCATTATCCGAAACAATATATTTTACAATCAGGAATATAAGGCTTATCATTTCACTACTGCCGCAGATACTGATGACGTTACAATAAATTATAACTGTGTGCTGAAGGGGACTGCCGGCGGCACATACTATCTACGTGCTGGAAGTACAACTTATAGTACTTATGCGGCGTACCATGCGGCAACAGGATTTGATCAAAATGTAATTAATTCGGATCCTCTTTTTATAAGTTTCGCAACAGAAGATTTTCATTTACAATCAGCTTCTCCTGTACGCGGGCAGGGACAGGATTTAACAATAGCAACGGATTATGATGGTGAGACATGGTTATCTCCTCCTTCAATGGGAGCATTGGAGTACATTGCAGAAAATCCGGCAGTTGTCCCCGTTATTGAAACCTCCATAAGCCCTTATTACCGTACACATAACTCGGCAGTCGGCAAAGGTAATGTAACATCTGATGGAGGTGGTACAATAACAGCCAGAGGCATATGTTGGTCAACATCGGCTAATCCTACGATATCAGATAGTCACACGCATGACGGCACTGGAACCGGAGCATTTACCAGCCGGATAACTGGATTGAAAGCATTTACTACGTACTATTTCAGAGCTTATGCAACCAATGCGGCAGGAACGGCTTACGGGGCAAATAAGACTATGAAGAGGTCTATAATGGTAACAAGATGACCGATACCGCTATCATATCAGCAATAAAGGAAGGTAACAGCAAAGGTTATTCAATGCTCGTAAAAAGATATAAAAGCATGTTACAGTTTTTTATTTTCGGTATGGTTCATAATACTCAGGATGCCGAAGATCTGACTATGATAGCATTCGAAAAGGCATTCAGCAGGATTCATACCTGGAAACAGAGTACATGCAAGTTCTCCACGTGGTTATTTTCTATTGCCAGAAATACTGTTATTGACTTCATCAGGGCTAACAAAAAGCAGCTTATCAGCTGTGAGGATGTCAGCAGATATATTGCACTTAGAGATGAAAGCTGGACACCAGAAGAACAGCTGAGGCATGATGAGAATGTGAAGATTATTGAAGGCTGCATTGAAAAACTTTCTCCAAAGCGGAGAGAACTGATAAACCTGCATATTGACGGCAATAAAGATGAACAGATTGCGGACATGCTTCACATAACACATTTAGCAGTCAGGACAAAGCTGAACAGAACACGAAATCAACTTAAAAGTTTACTATATGAAGAAAATATTCCTGTTATCAATTATTGTATTGCTTAGCAGCTGTTCTTGTCTGCTGAGCCAGATCCCTCCGCAATACCTGTATTGTGACGAGGATTGCCAGGTACCTCTTCCGGATTACAGGACGCTTGTTAAAGCGACAGATAACTGTGGTATTGTGACTATTACTCAGTCACCAGCTGCAGGATTTATTATGGGATTCCCTGGTGCCAGCATCGAGGTAAGAATAAGAGCGGAAGATAACTCAAAGAATTTTAAGCAGGTACGGTTCAATGTCACTCTCCTGGATACTATTCCTCCGGTTATCGATACAACACTTCTCATGGTTGACAGTGAGATAGAACGGATCGACCGGCTGTATGATGTTGCTGACCTTGCTGTATATAATAAGATGAAGGAATTTGATGCAACATTCCCGTATGAAGATTTCGGGTTGATTGCAGATGACCAGGATAGCACATACTTCAAAGAACGGCTGATCATTTATAGTGATCCGGGGAAGGCTGTGACAGGTTATGGACACAGGTTCTGGACATTTCAAAACCGAGATACGATAATACTCAGATAACATGATTAAGAAAAAAGACGAAATAACAATCACGCTGAAGCTGACAAAAGAACAGATTACAGCCGGTAAATGGTATGCACTTTGTCCCTGGTGCGGACATAAAACTGCCTGTTCTGAAAAACTTGTACTTGCTTGTCCTGCCTGCGGGCAGTCAGCATTTGCATTACCATGTGGAACTCAAACTGAATAAGACAATGACAGATTCACCTGATTACCGACTATATCTTGGCAAGTGCATGAAAGATATAGACGTGGCAATTATAGAGCTAAAGGACGAAAGATCAAAGCTTAATGAAAAGTTAGACAAACTTATTGAAAATAATATAATTCAGTCATCGGATCTTAAAGAAATTAAAGACCAGACAAAAAGAACAAACAACAGGGTAACGCATCTTGAGGAAAAATCAGAAGAAAGACAAGTTGCTGTTGATGATTTCAGACATTTGGAGAAAGAGTTCAAGAATGTAAAGGAAGAAATAGGGACAGTAAGAGGAAGGATTGATAAGATGGACAAGGACTTATTAGAAGTCTGGTTTTTTAAAAAATATCCCAGAGTTTTGATAGGCATTTTAACAGCTGCCATAATTGCTGCGCTTATTCTTGTCAGAACCAAAATAAGCACATTTAACGATATGGTAAGGATACTGGATCAGAAGGTTGACCTGATCAATGTGCCAATGCGAACCAGGGGCGGCAATGTTATTTTAATGCCCGCAGGAGTTGCTTTAGATTCATTAAATAAAGACACAACAAAAACCGATGATACTTATTGATGCAGGACATGGATTTAACACTTACGGCAAGGCTTCTCCGCTTTGGCCGGACGGTACACAGCTGTTTGAATGGGAGTTTAACCGTGATGTTGCAAACAGGATAAAACGGGACCTTGCACAGCAGGGTATTAAAAGCGTCCTGATTGTTGAAGAAGCAATAGACATTTATTTGCATGTTAGGGCAAACAGGGCAAACGAAATAGCAAAACAGTTTCCCGGATCCTTTCTGATAAGCATTCATGGCAATGCCGGCGGCGGTGAAGGGTGGGAAGTATGGACCAGCCCCGGACAAACCGAAAGCGATAAACTGGCGTCTAAGCTGTTTGAATCGGCCAAATACTACCTGAACGTATTTAAGATGCGCCACGATTACGCTGACGGAGATCCTGACAAAGAAAACCGCTTCACGATATTAACAAAGACAACCTGCCCGGCGGTGCTTACTGAAAACCTGTTTTATGATAATGAAAAAGAATGCAGGTTCATGTTATCAGATACCGGCAAAGAACTGATAGCAAAGCTTCATGTTGACGGAATTATTGACTATTTAAGAGAACAATAAAATGTGTTTTTCACAACTTTTCAAAAAGAAAATTAAGCCACCTGATTGGCAGCATGCCACAAAGGTTGCTTTACTATTTGGCATCAATGATTATGGAGGCACGGAAAATGACCTACGCGGATGCCTGAATGATATTGAACTGGCAAAACAAAGGCTGTGTAATTTTCAGATAAGGATGTTTAAAGATGCCCAGGTTACAAAAGCTAATTTTCTGGCACAGGTGGACTATGCGCTGGCGAATGCTATTGCAGGAGATGTTATCTATATACACTACTCCGGGCATGGAACATTTGTTAAGGACCGTAACGGGGATGAAATTGACGGATATGACGAAGCCTTATATTGTTATGACGGGCCACTAATAGATGATGACCTGAACCATGCATTAAGGGCAACACCGGAAGGCGTGACTGTTGTTTTGCTTCTGGACAGTTGTTATTCAGGAACCGCAACCAGGGACGTATTTTCGAAGGGCAGATTCTTGCAGTTTGAACCTGCGAAGAAAGAACATATCCGGGTTAAGCGGAAGTTTTATGATTACATGTCATGGATAGTTCTGAGCGGATCGGCAGAGAACCAAACTTCAGCGGATGCCTGTATAGACGGGAAGTTCAACGGCGCCTTTACCTACTTCGCATTTTACACGCTTCGGGGCAATATGACATATCGCCAATGGCACGCGAAGATCCGGGAGTTTCTGCCTTCAAAGGACTTTGACCAGGAACCCACACTGGAAGGTCCATCAGAATTGTTGGATAAATTAGTGTTTGCTGTTGAAAAGAAGTAATAAAATGCTATATAACAGCAAAACATATTACATAACTTGCAAACTGCTTCAATAAAGTATTAATTTAAATTATTGACAAATGAGCAACATTTCAAGAAACGTTTACGACAAAGAAGCCGGAGGGACCAGGAATCTTGTGACAACAATCACCGGGATAATCACTCTGCTTCTTGCCGTACTGGTAAGCTTTGGAGTTCTGACACCTGAACAATCAACGGAGCTTAATTCACAGGCTCTTGTTATCATTCAGGCAGTGACCGGAGTATGGGGCGCCATAAGTGCGATAATCCTCATATTTAAAGCCAAAGACGCTTAAAGGTATCATTCCCCGGTCGCCTGACACTTCCGGGGAATACTTAATTTGAAAAACATTACTGACATGAAAAAGATATTATTCGTTCTGGTACTTGCTGCATTCTCCTTGTGTGCTAATTCGCAGGAGAAGTTTAAAGGATTCTTCAGTCCGGTTGATAAAGAACTATTCACCGCAAAAGATGGCATCCGGGCGCCTTCTTCTGTTTGGTTATTCAGGCCGGTGGTAAGTGTAACCGCTATGCAGTTCAATTTTGAAAAGCCGACAACGGTAGCATCATTAAGCTCACTTGGAACGGGCCTCAGCTTTAGCCATTTCATTGAAGCCAACGGACAACCGTATGCAAATTACGCTTTTAATTTACTGGCATTATTCGGCACTGAGATAACGGACGTTTCACCTGTTGAATTATCACTTGCTGCAACGGTTTCAGCATTTCAATATATAAACGTGGGCGCAGGATTCAACTTCGCAGATAAGCATTTCTTTCTGTTGACAGGCGTTCAGTTTAACTTTAATAAGTGAGGCCATGATGGGAGGCAATTTAGGTGCGGCAGTTCAGATGCTAAAGGTGATAAACCAGCAAGGAGGCGGTCAGTCGTGGGAGCAGAAATATAAACCGACAGATTTAACTGCAACTGTAATAAGTGCAACACAGATAGATTTAACGTGGAATGAAACATGCCCGGATGAAGATGGTTTTATTATTGAAAGAAGTACTGATGGAATTACTTATTCTGTGTTAGATTATGTTTTATCAAATGTTGAATATTATTCTGATCAAAGCTGTATTGCGGGGGAAACATATTATTACCGTGTAAGAGCATTTAAATTAGATGGAGTTAATGAAAGAGAAGTTGATCTATTAGAAATAAGACTTGCGACAGAACTGGAAACTGCACAAATTACAAAACTTAATACATTAGTTTCTGCTTTAAAAACAGGATTATCAATAACATATTTGTCGGATTATTTTGATTTTCTTGATATTTTCGGGAATCAGACCTCAGAAAGCTCATTGTTTAATATCGTTAAAAATCAACATCATCCGATATTAGGTGCAGCTTCACCGACATTTACAGCTTACGAAGGTTGGCAGGGTAATGGATCAACACAGTATATTGATCTGAACTTTAATCCAGCGACAGAGGGAGTTAACTATACACTGAATAATGGTGCAATAGGCATTTATTCCCGTACCGATAGTAATGGAGCTGAAGCCGATATAGGTTGTAGAGATGCTGGTAATATTGATGTATTATTAATTGCAAGAACATCTGGTAATGCCTATGGACGTATTAATAATACTTCTATATCTCAAATAACCGGGGCAAATACAAATGCGCAAGGATTATATATTGCTACAAGGAATGGGGCTTTAGCAGGGAATCTATATTTATATAAAAACAAGACATCTATTGGTACATCAAATGCTGATTCAGTAAGTATTCCAAGTATTAATTTATGGGCATTAGGACGTAATGGGAATGGTACATTAGCCGCACCAAGCACAAGACAATTATCCTTAGTATTTGCAAGTAGGCATGTTTCAACGGCACATCGGGACATAATTGTAGATGCTTTTGAAGCATACATGGATTCAAACGGAAAAGGAGTTATATAATGAAATATTCAAATTATTCATCTGTTAAAATAGCTGATACAAGATGGTGGTTATCGGATGGATTAACTAATTCTGATTTAATCGCTGTTTATATGCCGGTAGGTGCAGATAGTAAGGCTGATAGTTTTGTAAATATAATTAATCCCGGAACGGGAGATATAACAGAAACGGGGACTGTAAGTTGGAATAAATTAATTGGATGGTATGGCTTCGGGGCAACTGATTATCTCGATGCTGCTGAATTTAAGACAAGCACGTATTCATTTGTGATCTTAGCGGATTATACATTCGCACAGAATACAGGAAGAATATTATCCCAAGAGGAAAATGGAGGTACAGGAGGGACATTATTAATTGCTAATTATGATGGTACTACATGTCGATTTAGGCAGGCAGGCTGTGCTGTATCGTATGCAGTTAATAAAGTTAGAGCCATATACGGTGCTACTCAAACAAAGGCATTTGTCAATGGAGCTGTTGCTGGAACAATTACGCCAGCAGGAGTCGAGCAGATTGGTTCATTAAGGATAGGAAATAGGAGTTACACGCCTGATGCAAGTAATTTTTTTAAGGGTCGTATCCTTGCGATAGCAATTTATAACAAAAGTATTTCAGATGATCAGATGATTGAAATACATAGTAATTTATCGACAATAAATTATTTTAGGGACTTTAGTGGTATGACGAAATACGCAGGGAATCCGATTATTACTAAAGGAGCGGAAGCATGGAGATTGGACGGAGCAAGTATTCCATACATAATTGAAGATTTTAAAATTGGTGGTTATTATTATGCTTTTACACCTGTGTCGGCAGGGGATTGGGATTGGAATGACTTTGCACTATTTAGGAGTGCTGATTTATTAAGTTGGGAACCTTATGGTACAAATCCAGCTATTTCAGCAGTACTTACGACATGGGAAAATGCTTATATGTCGCATCCAAGTCCTATAAAAATAGGGGATACATATTACCTATACTACACAGCAAAAGATGCATCTAATAAGGGGAGGCTTGGCAGAGCATCTTCAACGGATTTAATTAATTGGACTAAAGATGAAAGTAACCCATTATATGAAGATCCATCTGAAAACGTGCAAGCTGCATGGATAACTAAGATAGATAATATTTATTATTTGTACTATTACAGGAATACCAGTGCTAATTCTCCTATACATTATGCAACGTCACTTGATGGTGTTGCATTTACTTATGGAGGGACATGTTTTTCTATAACAGCTGATAATCTTGAATATAACTATTTTGCATTAGACCCGTTTGTTTGGAAAAGAAAAGATGGTGTATATGAGATGATGTACGTTGGTTATACAGGTGCTTTGATACAAAAAATAACCTATGCTATTTCGGAGGATGCAAAAACATTCCACAGATTATCACAATGGATAATTGAGGGAACACTTAATGAAGGTGATTGGGATTATGAAGTAGTTGGTGTGCCTTTATTATTCGCTAAGAGTTATAAGGAAACATATTTATATTATTGCGGGGCAGCAGAAAATACAGCACCAGAACCGAGAGGGAACTCCGGTGGATTAGCAATAATACCTAATTAAAAACCAAAAGGATGAAAAAATACTTAATAGCAGAGCGACTAAAGAAAGGAACAAAAATGTAATACCGAACGAACCATGACAACAGATAAAACCAATAACATGACCTCTCTCAAATACATAGGTGCTTTAGTGGTGGTGCTGGCGTTTATAGCAGGATTCAGGACTTATCCATAGCCTTCTGCAATACAATTGCACTACAATTTAGCAGAAATTTAATAAAATATATTACTAATTATTTGGAAATACTGTTTTTTAGCAGTATCTTTGCTACGATAATTGAATCAAATGTAGTAATAAGAAATGACAAAAACAAGTATTTCCAGAGAAATGTTGCAAGAAATCAGGGAGTTACTACCCTGGGGAGCGCAAACAGAGATCGCAAAACGGCTCGCTGAACGCGGGCGCAGGCTCACGGTACAGGACGTAAATAAGGTTCTTCACGGGCGCGGGTTACGCTTTGGTAAACCTGATGTAAGAGAAGTTATTCTGGAAGCAACGGAGATAATTAATGCTGTCCAGGCAGAAGCAAGCCACGTAAAAAAGGCAGTTGAAGAAGTGCTAACAACTGCTGAAAATATGTAAAATTACTTACTAAAAACAATTATAAAGATGGAAAAAAATGAATTAGTTCAAATTTCAAGCGCCGAAATAGTGTCGGCACTTAACAGGTCCGAGGTTGATATTCAGGTTTCAACCGCAAAACAATATCCACGTGTTTTGTCTCATGTTCTTAATCAGATTGAGACATACGCCACAATGGATGTTGAAACAGCTGAGGATTGCTTTTATGCGCTCAGAAGAAATTCCGGGGGTGGAGAGCAAACAATTATTGAGGGTGTATCTGTCAGGTTAGCTGAAATCATTGCCGGTGCCTGGGGAAACATGAGGGTTCAGACAAGGATAATCGGTAATGATGGCAAAACAATCACTGTTCAGGGAATGTGCCATGATCTTGAAACGAACCTTGCTGTTTCAGTTGAAGTGAAACGCCGGATAACTGACAGGAATGGTAAAACATTCAGTGAGGATATGCAGGTTGTTACAGGTAATGCAGCCAGCGCAATAGCCTTCAGAAATGCAGTTTTAAAAGTGGTCCCGAAGGCTGTAACTAAAAATGTCATTGATAAAGTCAAGGATGTTGCATTAGGGCAAAGTATAGATCTAGAAACTGTCAGACAAAAGCTTATTTCATATTATGCAAAGATAGGTGTTCCTGTCGATCAGGTTTTGAGTTACCTGGGCATTGAGAGCCTACAGGAGATGGATAAAGAAAAATGTTTCGAGCTAAAAGCCCTTGCAAATGCAATAAAAGAAGGGACTACAACAGTTAAGGAATCTTTTGCAGCACACACAGCTGAAGCAAGAAAAGAGGCAGCCAAATCGAAAGAAGAAAAGGTCCTTGATAAGAAAAAAGACATTAAGGAAAAGAAAACTGAAGGCAGCCAGAACACAGAAGGGAAAACCACTTCACCTACTTTGTTATGAACAAGTATAAAGAAATGACAGAGGCTCAGGTTGATGAGATTCTGTCTAATTACCTTATAAACTCCTGGTCATATTCCAAAGTAAGAACCTTTGCCGGTAATGAAAAGGCTTTCGAGATGCAGTACATATATAACTGCTATGGAAAGTCATCAGCCACAACAATAGCCGGTCAGGCGTATCATGCAGCCCTGAATCTGTATTTTCTTAATCTTAAATCAGGAGAGCTGACAGATATTGTAACGCTGCAGAATAATGCCTACGCTTATATAGATAATGTTCGGGCTGACTGGTGGAAACTTCAAAAGACTACTCCAACTGTTGAAGAATGCAAAATCAAAGCAATAGAAACCGTAACGAAGCTTCTTAATAATTTCATGTCCCAGGTTCATCTTTATTTGGATGAAATAAGTGAGGTTATCGATTCTGAACTTTCAATCACATCATGGCTCACAGTTAATGGAGTTGATATTCCACTACCATGCCATTTAGTTATAGACTTAATTATAAAAACCAGAGAAGGAAAATTAGTGCTTATAGATCATAAGTCAAAAGTTGCATTCACCGACGAAAATGAAATCAAATTCACATCAGGGAAACAGGCCATTATTTACACTTTAGGGTATGAAGAAAAAACAGGCCAGCCTGTTGATGAGGTTTGGTTCATTGAAAACAAGTCATCCAAAAATAAAGACGGTTCACCGCAGCTCATAAAGCATACTACTGTAATGGATAAGGATACCAGAAGGCTTCATGAGGCATTGCTATATGAGCCACTCAAAAGAATGGTTGAGGCTGTTGGAAACCCGGATTATGTCTACATGATCAATGACAATGACAATCTTTCAGACAAAGCAGAAATATATGATTTCTGGGCAAAGACAATGATTGCCGAAGTTGAAGATTTTGATATTCCTGAGAACAAAAAGCCGCTAATCAGAGAGCGCATGAGAAAAATCAGAGATGCTTCACTGGCTTCCATTACTCCGACAACAATCAGGAATTTCAAAACATTTACAGAAGAATTTATACCATACGATTTTAGTAACAAGAACATGACAAACCAGGAAAAAATAGAACACATTTTAAGATCCTTCGGGATTGTGGCTAAAGTACAGCATACCTTCAATGGATATTCAAGCGCCTCATATCTCTTAGAAATAAATGCAGGGGTGCAAATATCTTCAATCCAGAGATACAAGCTTGATATTGCAAATGCCCTTAATGTATCAAATGTAAGAATACATAAGGACCTTTTTGTTTACGAGGGCAAGTCATACCTGGCGATTGAATCTGGAACAAAAAGCACCTCAACCCTTGTATGGGACAGCTCAAAGCTTATTGAGCATAAATTACCCGTCGGCGTCGATAATTTTCAACAGGTTATTTATTGGGACCTTGATAACCAGTCAACACCTCATATCCTTGTTTGTGGCGCAACAGGTTCCGGCAAATCGGTATTTCTGAGATCTACCATTGAATATGCGCTTTTGTCGGGGGTTAATGAAGTATATATTTTCGACCCGAAGCATGAATTTAAAGACTATCGGTCCCGCCAGGGTGTAAAAGTAGTCTGTGACATTGAAGAAATCGAATTACAGATTATGATGCTTGTTGAAGAAATGGAACGCCGTGTTAAGAATAACATAAGCATAAAAACACTTGTTGTTTTTGACGAGTTTGCTGATGCAGTTGCCAATTCCAGAAAAGGGAATGAATTAAAAAATTATGGAGAGGAAATTATAGGAGCCTATGCATCCGGCGCACCCAAAATAAAAAGAGTGGTTAAAAGCATTGACAAGTCACTCGAAGAAAACTTAAAAGTTCTTCTGCAAAAAGGGAGATCCTGCGGTTTCAGAATTATGTCAGCTACTCAGAGGGCTTCAACGAAAGTAATAACCGGGGATGCAAAAGTAAATCTTCCTGTGCAGGTGTGCTTCAGGGTGCCGAAAGATATTGATTCGATGGTTGTAATTGATGAGCCAGGGGCCGAAGCGCTTAATGGCAGAGGCGATGGCTTGATTAAGTCACCGGAATACATGAATGTAATCAGGTTTCAGGGCTTTTATAAAGAATAATTATGAAAGATCGTGAATACGAACGACTGAGCGAGTGGATTAATGAAGGCACAGGAGCATTAATGCCCTACAATTCACTTGCTCACGACTTAGCAGACACAGCAAAGGGCGGAGAAATAATCACAATGCTTGAAATGACGGACAGGGATCTGAGATTTCACCGCTGCTATTTTTCATTAATCAACTATATATATAGCCAGCTACCTAACAGATTCAGACAGAAACTCCCTGAGAAACATTTTTATAAATACCTCAAACACCTAAAAGGCCAGTTTGACATTATTGCTCAGTTTGGAGATATAGTTCTGGTTGAATACGAATCAATCTCTTTCGCTAAAATGACAGAACATTCATTCCGCGATTATGTAAGGAATCAATTACCCTGGATTTATTCTGATGTAATAGGTAAATACTATAAAATGGGCGGATGGAGATATAACAGAAAGGTTAATATGATTGAAGAAGAATATAAAAAGTTCTTATCAAAACTTTAAACTACTATGAACGAATACCAATGCCCTGTTTGTGGCACTGAATGGTACAAGAGCGACCTGGGACACCTTAACGATATAGGTTGTCCGGGATGCAGCAGAAGATTTGACCTGCATGAGTATATGCACGAAGATGAACCGTTATGGCATGACTGGCGTGAGAAATGTTACGACCGGATGACAAGGCAGAATCAGGCCGACCGGGACACAATCGGATTACTTCAATTTAAAAGTGAAATGGGATTATGAACGAAGATCAACAGTCCGGAGAAGTCCCGGAAACAGAAACAGAATTATTTAATCAAATACTAAACGACGAAAGATGCTGAAATTTATTGCAAAACTCATCCGTCGCTGGTGGCGCGTCAGGCGCTACAATCGCAAAGTTAAAATACTGTACGGTTCAAAACCAACGATATGAGAGGCTACACACCAGAATATAACCTTTACCGGCAGGTTGCTTATTACCTCAGAATGCAATATCCGAAAGTGCTATACCGGTTTGATATGGCAGGACTGAACCTTTCAGAAACACAGGCAGGTATGAATAAGGCTATTCAGTTCGGCAAAGGATACCCGGACCTTACACTACTTGAGAAGCGAAACGGCTACGGCGCAATGTTCATCGAACTAAAGCCGGAAGGCACAAAGCTATACAAGCTAAACGGCGAACCGGCAACACCTCATATCGCCGAACAGCTGAACTATCTTTTAGAACTACGCAAGCGCGGATATTGTATTGCGTTTGGTATAGGCTTTGACAATGTTAAGAATTTAATTGATAACTATTTAAACGGAAAACTATGAACATAACAGAATCACAAAAACACGCAATCAGCGAAAAGCTGAACAGAGCTATTGAAGCAGAACATATAATGCTAACCGAAGCAGCCAGAAATTTAGGCACATCGTCAAATTATCTGTCGATGATACGCTACCCGAAGCAATGGCCGCGATGCGCTAAAAGCGGATGGGATGCAGTGTATCAGTGGGCCAATTCAGGGCAGAAGATAAGAGAGTACAGCACAGCACATGGCAGAGTTGCAATGCCGAAACCGGATGAATTGAAACCGGAAGTGAAAAAGGTGCTGGTACAGGAGACAAAAGAGGCACTGAAAAAAGAAGCCGAATACATTAAACAACAAATGAAAAAAGAATTTGAGAATCAGACACTTGCCGAAGGTTTAGGTAGGGCAAAAGAAGAATTAATAAGAGAAGCAGCCAATATCAGCACTAACGCACCACTGGCAGTTGAATCAGTACTACCGGAACCAGGACAGCAATTCACCGACACCGCACGCCTGAAAGTGGCTTTAGACATTGAAATTAACCTTGTCGTCAACGGCAAAAAAGTGGAAGTAAGATGACAGTAGAACAAAAAACAATAGACTTTGAACCGATGCCGCCGAAAGTCGCAGACTTTTACAACACGGTTCATTTATCCGATCCTGACCTGGAACGGGAAAAGCAAAAGGCCGGTACACAGAAAGTGAAGGTGCTGGCATTATTTCGCACAACCGATAACGACGGTTATACTTCAGCAGAGATAATCCGAATCTTGAACATGAACCGGGATTCTGTCCGTAGGGCTGTGAGTGACCTGATCTATAAAGATAATCTTCTGGCATGGTCCGGCGATTACCGGGAAGGTGACTTCGGCATCAGGAATAAGGTTTGGAAGCTGGCATAAAAAATTTTGCTTGTAATAGTGTAAAATAATAGTAAAATGCTTGCGAATGTCAGTAAGAAGAAATACATTTGGCAGTAAATACACACGACAATGACAGTTAGTTTAAGAATTAACGAAAATATTGCCTCCGGGCAAATAGATACCAGCAGGGTTTCAGTCGTGTGTGCCTCGCTGGTTTTCTTTTGTCCGGGGCTACTTTTAAATTAAAAATCATTTATGGAAAACGAAAACATTGTTTATGGAAGACTGGCTGAATCGGTACATTTTTCCGGCTATACACTTGAAAGAGCTGTCGGTGAATTGAAATGGCTATTGGAAGAAGATAGATGGACTAAGGTTGGCAGCGGGTACAGTGATGTTAATGTTTTTATCAAATCGTTAAACTTTTCAGAATTTAAATTTGCTATTGAGCAGAGACAGGAAATTGCAAAGAAGCTTGCTGATATAGGAGCCTCGCAGCGGGCCACAGCAAAGATGTTAGGGGTGAATAATGCTACAATTCATAATGATTTAAAACCTGTTGATAATTCAACACATGAGCAAAATATCTGTATTGAATATGAGGATGTTACGGAAGGGAATGTTGAAAAATCAACACCTGATAAAAATTGGCTCAAAAAATCAGGGGCGGATGTCGCCAAGAAAGCCGAAGAAGATACATTAATTGAAACCAGGCGCGAGGCAAAAAAAGAAGAACAATACCAGAGATTCAGCCAGTTAAAAGAAAAGGAACTCGAGCCACTTACAGACGAATACGATGTCATTGTAATTGACCCACCCTGGGAGATGGAAAAGATACAAAGAGAAGTCGCACCCATGCAAGTTGGATTTGATTATCCAACAATGACCATAGACGATATTAAAGCATATAAACTACCGAGCGCTCCTAATTGTCATGTCTTTATGTGGATTACACATAAGCATCTGCCATTTGGATTTGAAATATTTAAAACGTGGAATGTAAAATATGTATGCTGTTTTGTCTGGCATAAAAACGGAGGATTTCAGCCGTTTGGACTTCCACAATACAACTGTGAATTTATCCTTTATGGTAGAATAGGCACACCTGAATTTTATGATTTAAAAGATTTTAATGTATGCTTTAGTGCAAATAGAACCGGCCATAGTGAAAAGCCTGAATACTTCTATGATTTGATTAAAAGAGTTACTGCCGGAAAGCGTACTGATATTTTTAACAGAAGAGAAATACCAGGATTTGTAAGATGGGGAAATGAAGCATGAATGAATCTTTCCGCATAGAAGAGGTAAAATTTATGCCTGAAATTAACCAGATAATAAAAGTTAATTTCAGATTATTCCCACAGGATGTAACATCTGTGGTGTTAAGTACCTCTACGGAAGATACTAAAGAATCATTTGACTTGGTATATAAATCTAAAGTTGAAATATCTATTAGAATACGAAATAACAAGTATCTCAAGTTTGCAGATTTTACAATTAGATGTCAATCAAGATGTGGATTTGAAACGGAAATAGATAAGTTAATAAAAGGCAAAGGCTCAATTTATCTATACGCTTGGAAGACACTAAATAATGAAAAGTTTGAATCCTGGATACTGGTTGATATAAATAAAATTAGATGGATGTTTTCTGAATGCACAGTAGGTATTAGAAGAAACGAAGATGGAACTGCCTTTAAGCCTTATTCAATAGCTTCAATAGCAGCAAATGACGCTTTAATAAATTCATTTAACCTACCTAAACATTGTTTGCCACCAGAAGAAAAACAATTAAGCATTTTTCAACTATGAAAGATCCCGCCGTCCTTTTTTATTTCCAGGACTTCTTAGTCGGCACTGAGTTTATGACAGATGACGAAGTCGGAAAGTATATACGAATACTTTGCCATTTAGCTGACAAAGGTACACTAACCGAAGTACAGCTAAAAAGAATATGCAAAACTGAAAATGTGCCGAGCGCAATAATGGAAAAACTTTTACACGACGACGCCGGAAATTTTTATCAGCACCGGATGAAAACTGAGCGCGAAAAGCGCATAAAATATTCTGAAAGCCGCCGCGATAACAGGAAGCAAAAAAGCGAAGATATGAATAAGACATGTAAAACACATGTTAAACATATGGAAAATGAAAATGAAAATATAAATGTAAATGAAGATATTCTTAATTTATATAAAGGTGTCGAAATTTTCTTTGATGAAGATTGCCGTCCGAAAACTGAAAAGGCAAAAAGTGAATGGTACGACACACTTGATAAACTTATCCGGATAGACGGATATTCACCTGAACATATTCACGATGTTATTAAGCGTACCAGGATGGATGATTTCTGGCGCACAAACTTTTTATCTATCCTGAAGCTTCGCAAAAAGAATAAGGATGGCATACCATATTTCACAGTATTTGAAAAAAAATTAAACCATGAAACCATTGGAAGAAATAATTCAAAGCCAGCAAGTGGGGAAGAACTTACAGATTTTTACGCCGGGCAGTACGGCACCAATGCCGCAGAATACCGGAAATGAAGTAAGTATTTACCGGGGGCCATTAACTGCCAGGGTAATTGTTGAAAGTGCAGCCAAAATTAAAAAAGCATTTCCAACGCTGCCTATTGGTTTTTATCAGGTATTTGATGAACGTCTGAAGGAAAACAACTTTACAGATTCACGCCTTACCGATGCTGTAAACCATGTTATTGATACCTGTATTTATCCTACGCCTACCATTGCCAACTTCATCAGCTTCGACAAGCGCGTGAAAGTTTACACCTATTCACAGTACTGCAAGCTTTGTGATGAAGGCGACGGCAAGAATTACCAGCCGGTTGCAATAAACGGAAACACCAAACCGGTATGGGCGCACATAAACGACATTAACCAATTCAACTTACCACTATGGCAGAAATAGAAGCATTTATAATGGAATATATTATCTGGATAATGGCTGCAATATGCGCAGCTGCGCTAATAGCAATTTTACAATCGGTACGAAGGAAGAAATAAGATGTTAAGAGAATCAAAAGGTGATATGTACAGCTGGATAACACATACATGGAATCCGGTAAAAGGTGAGTGTTCTCATGGATGCACTTATTGTTACATGAAGCGATGGGGTAAGCAGAAGCCGGTAAGGTTTGATGAAAAGGAATTAAACACTGATTTAGGTTCTGGTAACTTCATATTTGTCGGCTCCAGCGGTGACTTGTTCGCAGAGGATATCCCTTATGGTTGGATAAAAAGAACATTGGATCATTGTCGGAGTTTTGGCAATACATACTTATTCCAGACAAAGAACGTAATAAGACTTTGGGATTTTCATCCATTTCTCCCGGAGAGATCTAAGGTATGTACCACGATTGAAACCAACCGCCATTATCCTGATATAATGGGCAAGAGTCCCAAGCCAGAAGAGCGCTCTGGTTACCTTGCAAGATTTCAAGGGATAAGAGATTGTTATATCACCGTTGAACCGATAATGGACTTTGATATAGATCTATTATTGTATTTTCTATCATTCCCAAAGCCCGTACAGGTCAATATTGGCGCTGATTCAGGCAATAACCACCTGCCAGAACCTTCAAAAGAAAAGCTTCTTGAACTTATCGAAGAATTAAAAAAGTTCACCGTAATCGATCAGAAACGAAACCTTCAAAGATTATTGAAATGAAGTCACCATTCAAAAGCAAGTATTACTTCCGGATACTGGACCGCATTGCTGAACTGGAAAACCTGAAAGCTGAACTGGAAACAGAAAAGGCACAGTTTAGGCAAACACTTCAGCCGAAAGAATACTGTTCGCTTTCCTGCAGAATTGCGGATATGAATAAGCAGATAAAACTTTTACGCTCGCTGTTATGACAGACACGGAACTGATAGCGCACACGGTAAGGATAACGCTTGAGCAGCTTGGTTACAAGCCAAAGGCCGGGCGCAGGTATATAAGCCAGAACCAGGCGCTGAAGCTACTGAAGCCTGTCAGGATAGGATGAAACAGGTTGCAGCGGCTGATACTTACCGGGCAGGTGCGCATGAAGGATAAGGAAAACTTTGATATACGAAACAGTGCCGTAAGGCTTTATGCAGAAGATATTTATAAACTCTTAAATGAATAGCTATGAACGCAACAGGAACGAACGGATATGAATTACCGACAAAGATAAGAAGCATTGTCTGTAACCATTTAGGACTAGAGGTTTCGACGATATGCCAGCCGACACGCCGCCGGGAGCTTGTTAATGCCAGGCAGATAGCAATGTATTTTATTAAGCAGTACACGCAACTATCACTTGCCGAGATAGGCGAATACTTTCCGCATGGCGACCATGCCACTGTTTTACATTCAGTTCGCAAAGTTGAAAATGAAACATCCATTTATCATGCCTTCAGAAAGGAAATGGAGATACTCGACGCGAAGATCCGCACCATGTATAACAACGAATTTAAGCGTTACGAAAATTACGAAACAGATAATGTTTAACCAAAACTAAAAAATGCTATGATGAGATTATTTTTACTTGGAATTGTACTTGCAGCGGTTATCTGGTATTTCGCTTACCGCGCCGGAGTGAAAACACTTGAAAAGGATTACGAACGCGAATATAATGATTTGGTTCATGCCGTCAACAGCTTTCATGTAACGCCGCACAACTTTGCAGTTATCCGCAGCCGATTCTGTGCTATCAGGAAATACCGATGTAAGGACCGCGAAAGGTTAAGCGTGCTGATGCGGCAGTTTAAAAACAAGTTTGCAGAGGTTATACCTGCCAAAACTGATGCAGCATGAAATACACTAACCAGATAATTAACGGAGAGGTGAATATCCAGGGACTTATTTCAAATAAGAAATACCTGAAGCCAGCAACGGTCATCATGACACTTCCGGTTGCGATGTTCGGATTCATTCTATTTGGCCTTGCACTTCTCCCAGCTGCCGGAATGGATTTAGGCCGGTACGTGAAACTGGAATACTTGAGACAGGTGAAAATGTATCACCGGGTGAACTACATCAATGAGGCTGTTGCGTCGCTTACAAGCGATAAGAATACAGCACAGCAGGTATGTAAACGATTAACTGCAATGCTATGATTGAAATGATACTATTTGTAATTGTCCCGATATGGCTCATTGGCTTTGTGACCGGAGTGCTTTGCGGGCGAAACATTGAAAGAGCATGACAACAATTAAATTAATCCTCATTCTCCTGTTTCTGGCAGCCGTTGTTTGGATCCAGTACCTTGAGCAGGTTGAGAGGTATAAAAAGAGAAAACAATGAAACATAAACAACCAATGAACTTAACGAATCCGCTTTGGAATTGGCGTAAAGACTTTGGCCGACTCCGGGTAGCATGGATTAGTCCTTATAACTGGAAACTTTGCGGAGCGTGGTGGTGGTCGTGGTACTTTATATTCAGACATTATCCTGTAAGGGATAACACATATAGCGGAATGCGAGTAGGTGGGTATTGGCAGTTCACTATTTTGGGATTTCAGGTTGCATATTGTTACAGAAAAGATTTTAAGCCATGAGTTGTATAATATTACATGAAAAGATAAAAACAGCACGTAAAACATATAATTGTGCTGCTTCTGAGTGGATAACTAACGGTTATTCAATCAGCGAGTTTATAGATGACTATAAATTACCTTTTAATGAAAGACGAATACTCGCCAAAGCTAAAGCTGAAAAGTTTAATGTTTTACCGGGGACAAAATATATTGAGCAGGTTGGTGTTTATGATGGTGATTTTTATTGCCTTCAATGCCGTCGTGACATATCTGCATTGATAAGTAAATACGGGATTAATCAAGAATATTAAGCCATGACAAAGCTCAAAAAGAAAGATGAATACTGTCATAATTGCAGATATCGTGACGTTACAGATGAAGATATTGTTATCTGTAAATTACATAAGAAAACTGTTAATTGGGAATATACTTGCAAAGAATGGAGGAACCAGGAATGAAAGACGATAGCATAATGACCTTTGGCAAATATAAAGGTGAGAAAATGGCAAACATACCACCTGATTATCTTTTATGGCTGTATGATAATGGCAAGTGCTATGGGGATATTAAAGATTACATCAAAGATAATCTTGAAGTTTTGAAGTCAGAAATTGCATATAAAAATAAATCAAAGCTATGAAAGAACGACCAATCCTATTTACAACTCCGATGGTTAAAGCCATTCTGGAAGGACGAAAGACACAAACAAGAAGGATTGTTAAACCTATGGCTGGATTCCAAAAAACATGGCTAACACAAGGATCTATAAATAGAGTTCAACATGGAGAAATTATTAAAGGAGGATGGCAAATGTATTATCCCTACTATGATAACTCTCCGCTTGGATGGATACGCTCACCTTACGGCAATTCAGACGATATCCTTTGGGTGCGGGAAACGTGGTCAAAAACTGATAGCGGAAGATACATTTATAAAGCTACGAATAATCAGTTTTATCCAATTTGGCACCCTTCGATTTTTATGCCTAAAGAAGCCTGTCGAATAAGACTTGAAATAACTAATATCAGGGTTGAAAGGGTGCAGGATATTTCAGAAGAGGATGCTGTTGCTGAAGGCATAAAAAAGATTGATGGTCCAGTCATCGGGCATCCGTTTGGTATTCCTTTTAATTACAATAATGGGATTGTAAATTATACAACACCAAGAGATGCCTATATGGAACTTTGGGAATCCATCAACGGCAAAGATTCATGGGGAAAAAATCCCTGGGTATGGGTAATTGAATTTAAAAGGATCAAGCCATGACAGAAACAGAAATACTTCGACAGATCGTCCAGAAGCAGGATGAACTATTGAAAATTGATGATGATATTGTTATAGTATATAGGTTATTGGCATTTGAAGATTCATTTAGTACACAAGCAAATAAACTTGAAAATGAACGAGATTTTCTATATGAGAAATTTCGGGACATAAAGAATGAACTTGCCTCACTTCGGCAGCAGCTTGAGAAATCTAAGGAAACAAAGTTATCCCTTCCGCTTGATATACCAACGGATGAGGAAATAAAAGAATACGCAAGAACGGAATCTATTGTGGAAGTTGAAGAAGATGGTGAAATAATAGAGTATCAATCACCTATTAGTGAATATTACGAGGAGGGAGCTAAATGGGCTATTGACGAAATAATCAAACGTAATCGTGTCATCTAATGACCCAAAAATAAATTAATAATGATGAATGACAAGAAACTACAAAAATTAATGGACGACACTTTTAACGCTTGTGTGAAACATGTCACTCTACTAAGGCAACTTGAAGATGAATATAAGAGAAGATTTGGTCATTACCCGGCAGATGTTGATGACGATTGGTTTATCGACTCATTTAGTTATGGTAGTGGTGGTAAGACAACAGTAAAAATCATGACTGAAAATGCCTTATTACATAAGTCAGATTGAAACTTGGAAACGATTTAAATCGTGTCATCTAATAGAGATGACATGAATGAGCGATAACGGTGGGGTTAAACCGTCGTTTTAATGCGGTTTTAGCCCGTGTTACCGCCAGTATTTGTTAAATCTAAAAATCAATTATATGAATAATGCTAAAATCAAAATTGAAAAATTACTAACCGAAGCAACTGAAATAGGTGCAGAGTGGCTGAAAAATCACCTTCAAAAAATGTTGAACGACAATCCTAAGAAGATAGATGAAATAGTCAATCGAATGGGTGTTACAGCATTTTATTGGAAAAATGAACCACTATGGGAACATGAATATAAAGAGCTAAAAGGCTATTCAGAACTTCAATCATTCATGGGTGATTTTGATAGTGTTCTTGGGTTAACTGGTTGTGATATGGAATTTAAACGCAATGCCGTCTCTTAATATTGGTGCTAACGGTCGGTTGTATGGCAGGTTGCCGACTTTGAAAAACTAACCTGTCAAATTATTACAAACTTTAATAGATGCAGAAATGAACAAAAAACCACGTAAACGGCAATCGGCTATACAACTTGTTGGGCGCAGTTTTATTGTCAATCAGGACACCTGCGAGTTCAATAATTATATGCTTGAAAAAACGGGATGGGAATCCGTAACAAAAAAGAACCACATTTACGATTGGACTGAATACGAAAAGGATTGGCACATTCAGGATGAAGATGGAAGCGGATACAAAGTAACTATTTCTCTTAGGCAACATGAGAATATTGGATTACTTTATGTCAATGGTCAGTGGGTTGGCAGGTGTCTTTATATCCGTGAAGCCGAAAGAGTGGTAAAAGCCATTAAGGATGGGTGTCGTTAAATTGCGCCCAACTTGCTGATATAGGTATAAAAGGTACACATAATTTACAAAACAAGGAAATAATGAAAAGAGAACAGATAATTAATAAAATTTATGATAAAATAAGGGATGATCTACTTCATGCCAAATTACTTTATTGGGAAGAAGATGATGATACTTATAAGTATCCATTAGTTGAACCTTTACTAGATGCCATCCTTGCCCTTCCGCTTGACGTACCGAGTGATGGGGAGATAAAGAAAGAAATATTTAAGAGAACTACTGAACCTATTCCATATACAGGAAAGAACTATATTCCAAAACCTGTATTTCAGTTTATGGAAGAAATAAGCGAGTGGGTAAAGGACGAAATAATCAAACGTAATCGTGTCATCTAATAACTAAAAAATAAGAAGATGAAAACACTAACAGATAAAAAACAGGTAAACAAAGTAACCAAAGATCAAATAATAGATTATTTGGATAAAAAGTTCTGGGAAGAGAAGCAGTATGAATGTATGCCCGAAAATGAATATGGTTACGAATATGTTCCCAGAGAGGCGTTGGGGAGAATTGTCGATGGGTTAATTCCTATGGTAAAAAATATGGGTAAGCAAAAAAATAATTCGTCCCCAGAGCCCGATCAAACCACAGAAGAAGAAATAAAAAGAATACTAATGAATAACTTCACACGTGGTGATATTAAAAGAGCTACAGAACAGTTAGTTGATCTATTAAAATCAGAAATTGAATATAAAAATAAGCAGAAGCCATGACAAAGAGCAAAACAAAACAGGGGATGCCTGAGATATGTATGAACTGCAAATTTGCTGATTCTATCATAGATTATATTGCTGATACTGAATTAATGGTTTGTAAGAAAACAAATAAAGTACATAATTGGGAATATTCATGCAGTAAATGGAGGATACAGGAATGAAA